AGAGCAGATAATGAGTAGAAAAGCGCTTCAAATAACAAGCGGGGATATCTCAGTAACTCACTTAGTTACTGACTTAAAAAAATTATACCTAGACGAACAATTTGCAGACGATGCAAATAAATGTGTTTTAGCGTTTGAAATGAATAAAAATGTACTTAACTACTTTTCCAAAGATAGTACATTTGAGAACCAAGATAAAGGGCTAATTGCCTGGGTGCAAAACTCCTTACAGACTACTGCCAAAAATACTATGAACTCTTTTAATCAGCAATGGGGCTTATTTGATATTGGCGAAAGGCTAGAAGCTTCCTACGATCACTTAGACTTCATGCAGAGCCTAGCAGCTTCAAAAGCGGCGGCCATGCTAACTATGGAGCAATCTATTAAGTTATCGCTAGAAAACGGCACAATGACAGTTGAGGAGGGTAGACTAATGCACATTAATTTTATGAGGAAACTAAAATTATAACCTATGAGCACAAAACTGACACCACAGGAAATAAGCGAAGAGCTAAAAAAAGAAGCTCTTAAAAAGTTAGAAGAGAGAAAACAAGATAAAGAGGTATTAAAATGATATACTGCGAAGAATTAGATAAATCCTACGAAACCGAACAAGAATTGTTTGCGGATCTTAGCATTAACAAAGAAATGCTTATCGAAAATAAAAAAGCGATGATACTAAAGTCTTGCGACAAAGGCGCAGGGGTAGTATGCTCGTCAAAGCTTTTACTAAAAGCGTTAGTAGAAACCGACAAGGCTTTTAAAATGGACGAGGATTTTTACTACATAGCTGTAAACTCTACAAACACTTTAGATAGCCATAAAGACCTACATAAAAAGGGCTTGTGGAAAAAAAGCGTAAAGGAGCAACAGGGTAAAAACTATTTTGTTGCGGATCACGAGCTAAAAGTTTTAAGCGTTATAGCAGAACGGGCAGATGTAGAAATGATGCTTGCAACGGTTTCTTTCTCAGCAATGGGTAAGCCCTACGACGGAGACACGGAAGTACTAATATATAAAATTGCTAAGGACAAAATAAAGAGCAATTATAAAGAGGCTATGGAGGGGAGTTTAGAAGCTTCGGTGCGTATGCAGTATGTTAAATACGACCTAGCCATGAACAGTAGCGATAAGGAGTATGTAGCAGAAAAAAAGATCTATGACGATAATATAGACGCTATCGCCAACAAAGCGGATTTTGACAAAATAGATTATTTCTTTGTTGTTTCGGAGGCTAAAAACGTACGAGAATCAAGTCTCGTTCTTTTTGGGAGTAACTCGGTAACAGGAAAAATAAGTAATAGCCAAAAAGAGGAGCCGATTAAGATCACTTTAGAAAAAGAGGCAGAGGTTGAACAAGAGACGGCAGCGACCACTCAAAAAAGAAGAAGGTTAATTTAAAAACAAAAAACTATGTTTGAGTACAAATCTATTGAAGAAATTGAAAAAATGGACGCTCCACAATTTGCGGAGTACCAAACGGCTTTAAAAGCCTATGAATTAAAATTACAAAGCGATGCTATTGCTAAGGCGTTAGAGCCTTTATCAGCGAACTTGGTAAAAGCTAACAAGCAGATTGTTGATATGGGTATTGTAATTTCAGAATTAAAAGAAACAAAATCCGTAGTTAACGTTGACGGCGTTCAAGAGTCTTTGAAAAAGAACAAAAATCTTTTAAAAGAAATTGCAAAGGGGCAGTCTAGTGAAGAGGTAGTTATAAAGGCAAACGTTGTAAGAGCTTCAATACTTAACAACGGTCAAACTTTAGAGCTTGACGGTATTGGGCAATTAGCACGTAAAAAGAGAAGTCTTTACGACGTATTTACAAAGATCCCAGTAGGTCCAGGAAACCACAACGGTACAATTTCCTATGTGGATTTCGACCAGGCTACTACGGTAAAAGCAGCAGCAGCGGTAGCAGAGGGGGTAGCTTTCCCACAGTCAACTGCCAAGTTTGAATACTTTACTTTACCGTTAAGAAAGTTGGGAGATACTTTACCAGTATCAGAGGAGTTTTTTGAAGACGAAGTACAGGCAGCAGCAGAATTGGAGTTGTTTTTAGCTACTAACGTAGAGGATTTAATCGACACTCAAATCGTACAAGGCGACAACACAGGACAGAACCTAAAAGGTTTAGTTTCTAGTACGCCAGCCTACGTACCAGTTGCAAGCGGTATTTCAGATGCAAACATTTACGACTTAGTTGCAAAAGTTTCAGAAGCTATTACTTCTACAGGGGGTGCTAAGTACACGGTTGATTTTGTAGCTATGAATATTTCTGACATCAACAAATTAAAGTTGAAAAAGGACGCAAACAACAACTATGTTTTTGATTTTAATGATCCAAGAATTGGCTCAATTAATATTGTCGAAGATAACAACGTTCCAGCTAACACAATGTTTGTAGGAGACGGTAGATACGCAAGAATATACGAAATTGCAGGAGTAGTTATATCTAAAGGTATGATTAATGCGCAATTCACAGAAGACTTTATGACTATTAAAGCTCGTAAAAGAATCTTATTCTTAATAAGAAACATAGACCAATCAGGTTTTAGAAAAGTAACTTCTATCTCTGCGGCTCTTGTTACTTTAGCAACATAATATTATGAAAGAAGTAAAATTCACAAAGGATTTTGCGAACAAGAAAAAAGGCGATGTATTTAAGTGCGACGGTCAATTGGCCTCGCATTTAGTACGCGTCGATAAGGTCGCAGAATTTACCAAAAGTAAACCGACAAAATCGGAGCTAGATGATTTAAACTAAATTAAAGTAAAATAAAATGCAAATAGTAAACCGTTTCTACTTCCAAAAGCAAAATTTCCTAAATATTCCTTTGGCTACTCCCGTGCCTTACGGTATAGAAGTGCCTAGCAATCAGGGCTATTTAGATATGGCTTGCATAAGAATAGAAAGGGAAGTGCTTTTGCGGGCGCTAGGTGTAACTCTTTGGAAACAAAAAGAGGCACTAACCGCAGTTACTATACAGTCACTCGAAAACTTACGTTGGTTAAGGTTAATTGAAGGCGAAGAGTACAGAAATAGCGAAAACGAGCAAGACGACGAATTAAAATGGAACGGTCTAAAATACGACTATTCCCTTATTGCTTATCGAGTGTTTGAGGAGTTTACCACAGACACAAATATTCGCTTAACAGCTACTGGCGCGAGCCAAGTGGACTCGGAAAACGCTGTAAAAGCAACTCCGATGTACCTAATTTCTACAGCTAACAATAACTTTATCAAAGAGTATCAAGGCGAAACATTTAACACAGGCTATGGAAGAGGGTATAACAATATCTACGGATTTAGCGAAGAGTTTTTGGATTACTTTGACAGCGAGGTAGAAAGGTGTCTATATGCTTATTTAGTTGATAAGAAAGCAGACTTTCCAGAATGGGATTATACTAAATTTCGTTTCTACGATACTAAAAACAGTTTTGGACTATGATAGTATTTGAAGAGCAAATGAGGGAGCTTGTTAAGTTATTGCCCAATGCTGAGGACGCTAACGGTAATTTGTTTGTAGTTCGCTATGGGTGGGGATTGCAGGACGAGCTTAATAAATTTTTATTTCTTCCCGAAAGTCAATCAAAGTACCCGCTTATATGGTTACTACCTGGCAGGACAACGCGTAACGAAGTAACTAAAAAGATTAGGCGGCAGACTAGGTTAGTGATAGCCACTAGGGCTACAGACACAAACCAGTTTAACCAAGTTCAACACGCGACTGATTATGTTAGCATTCTAAACCCAGTCTACAGCAATTTACAAACCCTATTTGAGAGTAGCGGAATTACTAAAATCGTAAATAATACAATTGAAGAAGAACTAAGACCGAATTATTCATTTAACGACAACGGTAAGGGGGTACTGGATATTTGGAACGCTATCGTATTAGATTTAACGCTAGAAATGTTAACGGACAGATGCGTTAATAAAACTATTAAATTTTAGATAATGGCAGAAAAAAAAGCAGCAGTATTAAAGGCTTTTACATTTTTAATACTACAAGATGTTACTGTGGACAAATTTTATTCGAAGGGCTCCACAATTGTTTTAAGCGATAGAAAGACTATTGCAATTTTAAAATCAAATAAATTCATTAAATAATGAGTCTACAAACACAAGTAAATTCAATCGATTGCTCAGCAGGAAATAACTTCGGAACGGGGTTAGCTGGGTGCAGAATTGACAGAAAGAGAGTAGTTGCTTTAGGGTTACTACAAAAAGGTTTTAAGTTTTCGGAAACTATTGATAAAGCCTCTTTAAGAGCTTTGCAAATAGCCGATAAATTAATTATGCTGCAAGGAGTTGTTTCTTTTGCTGATAACACAGCAGAAGACAACATAATTACTAGAACAGGATCAGGCATAAAGGCAGTTGCTGGGAAAAACCCATACGAGTACACGGTAGAATTTGACAACGGTATTAATTTTCATAGAGCTTTGACTTCTTTAAGCAGCTATGAGGGTTACGATCTTATTATGTTTGATGTGGACGGGGTTATGTTTTTAACTGAAACCAAAGGAGGACAAGTAAAGGGCTACAACCTTGGAATGTTTGAAAACGGTAAGTACATGGGCTCAAATGGCGCTGAGGCTTCAAGTCAAATAGTAACTCTTCAAATTATTGATAGAGACGAACTTGACTTTCGCCCGAGGTTTATCACAGCAGAGAACTTAGACTTTTCTCCGTCAGAATTGACTGGAACAAATCAAGTACTTTTCACAGTAAACCCAGTTGTTGCTGCATCTACTTCTATTGTGGTTAGCGCCTTCTTACAGGATAAAACCAACTCCGTTGAAGGCTTAGCAGTAGCGGACTTTAAAGTCTTAAAAAACGACGCAGCAGTTACCCCTAGTGCCGTGTCTTATAACGCTGATACTAAGAAGTACACGTTGACTGTTTCTGCAAACAGCGCAGGCGATGTTATTAAAGCTTCCATAAACGGAATTATTTTAACTGACGCAGACGAATTATTTAAGTCTAATGTAGCAACAGCAGTTGTTACTTAAGAAATAAAATAGTATATTTACAAAGTAATTTCATAATTTACTTTTTTGATTGGTAATTAAACCCTATATGCTTAGCGTATAGGGTTTTTTTAGTATATTTGTAAAAAGAATATCTAAATAGCTATCTATGAACACAAGTTTTAACGTTTACAGGCAAGGCGACACCTTTAGGGGCAGGACTTACACCTTTCCTTTTGATATTACAGGCATGAGTGCAGTTTGCGATTTTAAAGTTAAAATTAACGGGCCAGTAATGTTTTCGTACAGGACGTCCGACAATACCATTATTAAGGATATTGAAAATAGAGAGCTGATATTTACAGAAAGGCTTTTTGATTACCCCGAAGGTATCTATATCTATGAAGTTGTTTTAACCTTGGCTGACGGAAGCGTAGCCTCAATACCTAGAGATAAATTAGTAATTTTTCAAGATACTTAATATGGGCACATTTTTAGTAAATTCAGTTTTAGTTACCGAAGGAGGCGTATCAATTCCAATAATTGTACAAGACCTTTGTCGTTTACAAGATATTAGCGGAAAAGTAGATAAGGTTAATGGTAAAAGCCTTATATCAGATATTGCAATTGCTCGATTAGAAAACACAAGTGGGACAAATACAGGGGATCAGGATATTAGCGGAAAAGTAGATAAAGTTAATAATAAAAGCCTTATTTTAGATACTGCAATTGATCGATTAGAAAACACAAGTGGGACAAATACAGGGGATCAGGATATTAGCGGAAAAGCAGATAAGGTTAATGGTAAAAGCCTTATATCAGATACTGCAATTGCTCGATTAGAAAACACAAGTGGGACAAATACAGGGGATCAGGATATTAGCGGAAAAGTAGATAAAGTTAATAATAAAAGCCTTATTTTAGATACTGCAATTACTCGATTAGAAAACACAAGCGGCGTAAATACAGGAGATCAAGATCTATCGGGATTACAACTTCGTTCTGAAAAAGATTTACAAAATGGGTATGCGGGTTTAGACAACGACGGAAAAATAAGCCCTTTACAGCTTCCCGCCTTGGCTATTACAAGTACTTTTGTAGTAAACTCTCAATCCGAAATGCTAGCTCTGGCTGCGGAAGAGGGAGACGTCGCTATACGAACAGATTTAAGCAAAACCTTAATATTAAGTGCTAATAATGCAAGCGTATTAGCAAATTGGAAAGAGCTAAGAACGCCAACCGATGCGGTACAAAGTGTTTTTGGCAGAAGCGGAGCGATTACCCCGCAAAATAACGATTACTCAACAAGCCAAATACAAGAAACTGCGGAAAAAGTTTTTGTTTCCCCGCAAGAAAAATCAGCAGTTACGCACGCTAACAGAGAAGCCTTAAATGAGGTTTTAAACGTAAATACAGGGGATGAAACCTTAGAAACTATACAACAAAAATTAGTTTCTACCACAAATTTAAGCGAGGGGGTAAATCTATATTTTACCGTTGCTAGGGTATTAGCGGCAGTATTAGCAGGTATTTCGTTTGCCACAAACAGAGCAGTAGTTGCTACAGATACCGTTTTACAGGCGATTGGTTTTTTACAAAAACAAATAACCGACGCTTTGGCAGCAATAGCTTTAAAAGCGCCTTTAGAAAGCCCAACTTTTACGGGGGTTGTTACTGCCTCAAAATACAACTATACTTTAGGAGCTAATGCAAGTATTGGAAACGCGACACTCGGAGCGAATGGAACGGTAACTATAAGTACTACGGCAGCTACCGCTAACAGCTTTGTAAGTTTAGGTAGAAAATCAAATGCTGGGACAGTTGGTAACGATATAACCTATACAGTTACAAATGGTAGTCTTACAATTACCTCAGATGTAGGGCTTGACAGATCTACAATTACTTATATTATATATAATTAATGGTAACAGTAAACGACTATATAAAAAAGTGTAACTTTGTAGCAGCAGGAATGTTAGACGAGCAAGAGCGCATTGTATTAGCCAATGAGAATAAAATTGTACGTTTAAACTCAGAAGCTTTTACCGCAGGGCTTGGAAGCGACGGTAATCTGCTTATTAACTCTAGCGGGTCCCCAGTTTTTAGCGGCAGATATACGGTATTTACGCAGATGCTTAACCCTAGAAAAGTAGCGGGCAGCTTATACGATTTTATGGAGACTGGGGATTTTTTATCTAATATGCAGTTACAAATACAGCCGTCATTAACAAAATTTAATATATTCTCAACAGGAACAGGAGGGGGAGATAAGAGTATATTTTTTTCAAGCTATACAAACCTCTTCGGATTAGATCCTTTCAACACCGACGTTTTAAATTACGAAATTATATACCCGCCATTAATGCTTTACATAAAAAAATATTTATGATTTACTACAACTCAATAGAAAATTTACCACTTTACAACTTTGATAAGTATCGAAACACAAAGGATCTTAATTGGTTTATTGAGGGTTTTGACGGCAGGCAAAAAAAAGTAGAGAACGATGAGCTTTTAGAAATAGAGAAAATAATATTAGACGAATATTTTAAGGCTATTGGTGATCGCTCTTTTACAAACCGATTACAAATTTGGGCGAAGATAGACAGTCTACAACTTAAGTATTTGATAGTAAAATCTTTAACTGCAAGAATGTGGTTAGGTTTTACTGACGATCAAATGGCTTCTCGTTTAACCTTTATTAAAGAATTAGCTAAACACGGTTTTAGAATGGCAGAGATTAATACCTCAGAGGGGGATGCTTTGGAGATTATTCGATTAAGAACGGCTTGTGAGGGTATAAAAACTAAAATTAATATATTAGCGTCAGAATTAAATTTGAAGTCTAAAAAAGAAAGTGTTTCGCTTGCAAAGCAGTTACAAATAGCTACTTTAGGTTTACAATACCCATACAGATTAAACCCTAAAGAAATAACGGTTGAAGAGTGGATAGAAATAACAAAATTATTAGAAGAAAAAGCTAAACAGAACTAATATGGCTAACGCAGTAGATATGGTAATTGCCTCCGAGGCAATAAAACAAGTTCAAAACCTTATAGAACAATTAACGTTAGCGGATGCTGAACTTTTAAAGGTCTCGCAATCCGCAATGAACGTGAGCAAAAA